ACCATCTTTGCGGCTTCCCTGGCCTGGGCGCTGGGCATCCTGGAGCGGATGAGCGGGTCCACAATCTATGTGGTGGGCTATGTGCTCAAGGAAGCCATGAAGAGCTTCAGCGTCTGGGAGTACAACATCACCCGCTGCCTGTACGGCGACAAGGCCGAGGCGATGAAGGACGGCTGGCGGATCCTGGACAACAACATGGAGCACTCCATCAGCCACGGCGATCTGGACGGCGGCGCCATCCACCTGGAGGCGCTGGCGGGCAACCCGGACGCCCAGGACAGCTTCAACGCCAACATCATCATCGCCGATGAGATGCACGCCTACAAGAGCCCCAAGCAGTACACCATACTGAAGGAAGCCACCAAGGCCTACACCAACAAATTGGTGATCGGCATCACCACGGCCGGGGACAACGCGGCCAGCTTCTGTTACCGGAGGCTGAAGTACTGCCAGGGCGTGTTGAGCGGCACCTATCGGGACGAAGCCTGCTTTGTCTTTATCTGCAAGGCGGATGAGGATGAAAACGGGGACGTGGATTACCTGGACCCGGTGCAGCACGAAAAAGCCAATCCCAACTATGGCGTGACCATCCGGCCCCATGACATCCAGGCTGACGCCAACCTGGCGCAGAATGACCCGCAGATGCGCAAGGATTTCCTGGCCAAGTCGCTGAACATCTACACCTCCGCCATGAAGAGCTACTTCAACCTGGATGAGTTTATCCAGTCCAACGCGGAGGCTGAGGGGAAGCTGGGCATTCAGCCGGAGTGGCCCCGGGAAAAGAAGGTGGCGCAGCTGGCCCGACTCCCCATCAAGTGGTACGGGGGCGCCGACTTGTCCAAGCTGCACGACCTGACCACAGCGGCGCTGCATGGCTGCTACAAGGAGATCGACATCGCCATCACCCATGCCTGGTTCCCGGTCACAGCAGCCTATGCCAAGGCAGAGGAGGACAGCATCCCGCTGTTTGGCTGGCAGGATAATGGCTGGCTTTCCATGAGCAACAGCCCCACGGTGAACCATGCGGAGGTGGTCAGGTGGTTTGAGCAGATGCGCAAGCAGGGATTCAGGATCGCCCAGATCGGGCATGATCGCAAGTTTGCCCGGGAATACTTTATCGGCATGAAAAAGGCCGGATTCAGGGTGGTGGATCAGCCCCAGTATTTCTACAAGAAAAACGAGGGGTTCCGGCGCATCGAGACCAAGGCCAAGAACAAGCAGCTCTATTACCTAGGCAGCGAGGCTTATGAGTACTGCGTTGGCAATGTGCGCGCCATTGAAAAGACGGATGACATGATCCAGTACGAGAAGATTGACGAAAAGCAGCGCATCGACGTGTTTGACGCGGATGTATTCGCGGCAGTCCGGATGCTGGAGGACCTGGAGAACGCGGGAAAGGCAAGGAAATGGTTTGATGAGCAATAAAAACAGGAAGCCCAGGCCCAAACCAAGGGCGAGGGCCGAGCCGGCGGCCACGGCCTGGCTGTGCAGCCCGGACGCCTACAAGGTGCTGGTGAGCGGCTACCAGCGGCTGAGCGACTGCCCGGAGGTCCGGATGTGCGTGGATGTGTATGCGGACCTGATCAGCGCCATGACCATTCACCTGATGCGAAACGCCGACAACGGCGATACCCGGGTGGTAAACGCGCTGAGCCGGAAGGTGGACATCGAGCCCAACCCGCTGATGACCCGCAAAGCGCTGATCTCCCACATCGTGAGCGTCATGATGCTGGAGGGCGAGGGCAACCAGGTCACCTACCCCATATTCAGGGACGGCATGCTGGAAGCGCTGCAGCCGCTGAGGCCTTCCCGGATTACATTCGTGGAAACGCCGGACGGCTATGCCGTCAATTACGGCAATGAGAGCTTCAGCCATGACGAAGTGCTGCACTTTGTCATCAACCCGGATGCGGAATACCCCTGGCGGGGCACCGGCTACAAAGCGGTGCTGAAGGAAATCGTCAAAGGGCTCAAGCAGGCCGGAGCTACCAAGCAGGCGCTGCTGGAGTCACCCGCGCCTTCCATCATCGTGAAGGTGGACGGGCTGACGGAGGAGTTCGCCAGCGTAGAGGGCAGGCGCAAGCTGGCGGAACAGTACCTGGATTCAAGCGAAAACGGGCAGCCCTGGTTCGTGCCGGCGGAGGCATTCTCCATCGAGCAGGTGAAGCCCCTGACGCTCAACGATTTGGCAATCGCGGCCAACGTGGAACTTGACAAGCGCACCGCGGCCGCCATCTTCCGCGTACCCGCCTTCCTGGTGGGGGTGGGCGACTACAACAAAGACCAGTACAACGCCTTTATCAACCACTCCATCATGCCCATGGCCCAGGCCATCCAGCAGGAACTGACCAGGAAGCTCCTGTACTCTCCGGACATGTACTGGCGTTTCAACCCCAGGAGCCTGTACGCCTATGACATCTCAGAGATCATCCAGGCCGGGCGCGCCATGGTGGACCGCGCGGCCATGACCCGCAACGAGTGGCGCGACTGGGTGGGCATGGGTCCCCGGGACGATATGGAGGAGATCCTGATGCTTGAGAACTATTTGCCCGAAGACCGCCTGGGCGACCAGAAGAAACTGATTGGAGGTGATGGGGATGCGTAACAGGGAAATCCGGCAATCGCGCACGATACCCACCGAGTTCCGGGCCGGGGATGAGGATGGTGTGAAGCGTATTTCCGGTTATTTTGCCGTGTTCGGGAGCAACTATGAGCTGTGGCCGGGCGCCACGGAAAGCATTGACCGGGGCGCCTTTGACGATGCTTTGAGCGACGATATCCGGGCGCTGGTGGACCACGAGACCCGGCTGGTGCTGGGCCGCAACAGGGCGGGAACGCTGAAGCTGACGGCCGATGAGCGCGGGCTTTGGGGCGAGGTGGACATCAACGAGCAGGACAGCGACGCCACCAACACGCTGGCGCGGGTTGTCCGCGGGGACGTGAGCCAGGGCAGCTTTGGCTTTGACATCCTGGAAGAGGACACGGAGTTCCGAGAGGACGGGTCTGTGCACTGGACCATCCGGAAGGTCAGGCTGTACGAAGTGTCCGTGGTCACCTTCCCGGCCTATGTGGATACCGGCATTGCCGCCAGAAAGGCGCAATATGACCAGATCAGGAAGCGCCAGGTGGACGCCTGGCGGGAGCAAATGAAAGCGAGGATGAAGAAGCATGCTTAGACAGGTGGTCCTGACCCGCAAGCTGGCGGAATTGAACAAGGCACTGGAAGAGGCCCGCGATAAGGACGCGGGTTTTCTTCAGCGCAAGGAAGCGCTTGCGCTCAGGGAGGCGGAACTGGAGGCCGCTCTGAACGAGGTGAGCGAGGAGACGCCCGAGGAAGACAAGGCCGCCGTGGAGGCTGAAATCAGCCAGCACGGCGAGGACCAGGATGCGCTGGCCGCCGATGAAGCGGAAAACAACGCGGAAACGCAGCGGCTCAGCGAGCAGATCGCCGGGCTCCAGAAGGAGCTGGACGAATTGAACGCCAGGGCAGCGAAGCCCCCGGTACCCCCCATTCGGGAAGAAAGAAAGGATGAGATCATCACTATGGAAAACCGCATGAAATTCTTCCGGGGGATGGCCCCGGAGCGCCGCGACACGATCATCGCCCGGCAGGAAGTGAAGGACTTTATCCAGCGCGTGCGCGAGATGAAGGGGCAGACCCGCGCTGTCACTGGCGGTGACCTGAATATCCCTGATGTGCTGCTGGGTGTGCTCCGCGACAATTTACACACCTATTCCAAGCTGCTGAAATATGTGCGGCTTGTGCGCGTACCCGGCAAGTCCCGCCAGAACATCGCGGGCACCATCCCTGAAGGCGTGTGGACAGAAGCCTGCGCAAAAATCAACGAACTGGCAATCAGCTTTAACCAGATTGAGGTTGATGGCTATAAAGTTGGTGGCTTCATTCCGGTTTGTAACGCGTTGCTGGAAGACAGCGATGTGAATCTGGCCGATGAGGTCATGTACATGATCGGTCAGGCTATCGGCTTGGCTATCGACAAGGCGATTGTGTATGGCACCGGCACCAAAATGCCTGTGGGCATCGTGACCCGCTTGGCCGAGGAAGCTGAACCCGCTTACTGGGGCGACAATGAAGCGGCCTGGACTGACCTGCACACGTCAAACATCAAGAAGATCAATCCGGCGAGCATGACCCCCGAGGCGTTTTACTCCGCGCTGATTCTGGCGCTGGGTGCGGTCAAGGGCAACTATTCCAACGGCAACCGCTTCGCTGTCATGAACAGCAAGACCTTCGCGTCCTTGCAGGCTAAGGCCCTGGGATTTTCTGCCACAGGCGCGATTGTGTCCGGGCAGACCGGCACTGTGCCGATCATCGGCGGCGACATCGTGATTCTGGAGTTCATCCCGGATAACGATATCGTGTACGGATTCGGCGATCTGTATCTGCTGGCCGAGCGCGCGGGCGCACAGTTCGCTGTGTCCGAGCATTACCGCTTCGTTGAAGACCAGACCGTGTTCAAGGGAACTGCCCGCTATGATGGCCGGCCCGTGATCGGTGAGGGCTTCGTGGCGGTCAACATCAACAACACCGACTTGACGACCACTGCTGTTTTCGCGAGCGACACCGCAAACCCTTAGACGCGGCCCTATCCAGCTTCACGATAGGGTCGCTGACACTTGATCCAACGTTCAAGCAATTGACGTTTGATTACGAAGCAGACACAACCGGGACAACCGCCAAGATAACAGCGGCGTTGCTCAAGGCAGGCGCAAAAATGGTCATCAAGCTGAATGGCTTAGCGCACACCAACGAAACCAGCGCAACCTGGCTCAAGGGCAAGAACTATGTCACCGTAGACACCGCCTTTGGCAGCACGAAGCACACTTATACTGCCACCATCACAAAGACTGGGCAGACCATCACGGCGCTGACCGTCACGGCGGCAGACGGAACGGAACCGGGTGACACGAAGCTGAGCGTAGCGGGCACAAGGCTGGCCGGGACGTCTCTGGTTTATAAGATTGCTGACGCTTCGATCACCACGCCCACGCTTGACGATGTGCTGACGGGTTACACGCCTTGGAACGGCACGGATGACATCACAGCTGCTCACGGCAAGTATATCGGCGTCGCCGAGATTCTTTCCAACGGCATGGTCAAGTCCTTCGGACAAGCCCAGGCCGACAGCGACGGGGAGTAAAGCATGGCACACACATCAGCGATAGTCTTAGGGATCGTCAAGGCCAGGCTTAACCGTCTGGCCTCTGACGATTCCCTTGATAGCTATCTGGGCCAGCGCATCCAGGCGGCTGACCAAGAGCTGGAGAGGACGGGCATCCTGCTGGAAGCGGGCAGCGTCCGGGATCAGGTGCTCCTGGCTGACCTGGTGGTGTGGCAGTACCAGAACCGGGACAAACCGGGCGGGATGCCCGACTGGCTGCGGCTGGCCCGGCGGGATCGCTGGCTGCAGCAGAAACAGGCCGAAGATGAGGCGGCGCCATGATCCTGGACAAGGGCATCTGCACCCTCTACGAAGCCACCAACAGCGCGGTGGCCGGCAACAAGCCCATTGACCAGCTGAGCAAGAAATTTGAGAGCTGGTTTGGCGAACTGGACTTTGGCAGCGACCCCGCCTATGTGACGGAGTTCCGGGAGGATGTGCAGACATCCGCGCGCATCCGGATCCATCAGAACAGGGACATCACCACCCAGGACGCCGCCATGCTGAGCACCGAGCCGGGCGCGCGCTATGAGGTGAGCCGGGTGTACCACGCCTTGGATGAGGACTCCGGGCAGCCCATCAGCGACCTGAGTCTGCGGAGGATCAACTGATGTACCAAACACTGGATAACTTCCGGGACCTGCTCAAACAGGCGGACCCGGACATCACCAAGGACTTTGGCCGGGGCAAGGGCGACTACACGGTGTGGACGGAATACGAACTGGACGGCCTGCACGGCGGCAACACCTATGCCGAGATGACCTGGCGCGTCCTGGTGGAGCGCTTTACCCATGACCAGAACGATCCCGTTGTGAAGGGCATCATGCAGGCGCTTTTGTCTGCCGGCATCGGCTTTGAGTACAGCAAGCGCCGCAGCGTGGATCAGGAACTGCTCTACCACGCCTGGGACTGCGAGGTGGCGCATGGCGAGATTTAACACAGAAGGCCTGGAACCGCTGCTGGAGGACATGCGCAGGCTGGACCAGCTGACAGGCCCGACAGCGGACAGGATGCTGCTGGCAGGCGCTGAGGAAGTGAAGCAGGCCTGGAAGGGCGAGGCCGCCCGGCGCAGGTTCAGGGACGCGGGCGCCATGATTAGCCGCATCGGTTTCCCCCGGGCGGTGAGCCGGGCGCATAACATCGTTTCCGTTGACATCTACCCCCAGGGCAAGGACAAAAAGGGCATGCGCAACGCTGAAAAGGCTTTCATCCTGCACTACGGCACGGACGCCGGCAACGCGAAAACCAGCAGGAAAAAGAAGAAGCTCAGCGGGAAAGGGATTCCGCGCAGCCTGTGGGTGGACGCTGCGGACGAAGCAGCCGGCCCGCGCGTGATCGAAGTATATACGCGGATCTGGGACGAATTTCTGAAAGGAAGATAAAAAATGGCAAGAGTAGGACTACCCTATAGCGTGTTCGCGCCCATCACCAGCGAACCGGAGAACGCGCCGCCGGCGTATGGCACGGCGGTGCCCTTCAACCACCCCATTGAGGCAAACATCAGCTATGAGCGGGCGGATAACCCGCTGTACGGCGGCGACACCATGGCGGAGAACGACAACAGCATCACCGGGGGCGAGCTGAGCTTCAACCACACCCACCTGACGCCGTCCGACAAGAAGGCCCTGCTGGGGCATGAGGAAATGGGCACAGCGCCCAACGAGTACTATGTTGAGAGCGGGGAGCCCAGCCCCACCGGCGGATTTGGCTATATCACGGCAGAGATAGAAGGCGGCGCGCGCAAATACAACGCCTTCTGGATATTCAAGACGCAGCTGAACATGTCGGAGGACAACGCCACCACGAAGGCGGACAGCATCGAATGGCAGACGCCCACCGTGTCCGGGCCCATCATGGGCGTGTTCATCGACAACAGCGGCAAGCCCCGTTTCCGCGCCTACCAGGAGTTCACCAGCTACGCGGATGCCAAGGCTTGGTTGGACGCATGGGCAGGCATTGAAACCGTGGCCACACCCACAGCCACGCCCGACGCCGGTGCTGTGGCGGCCGATTCCACCGTGGCCCTGGCCTGCGCCACGGATGGCGCTGAGATCCACTACACCACCAACGGCACCACGCCCACGGCGGCCAGCACGAAGTACACTGTTCCGATAGCCATTGACGCGGCCAAGACCATCAAGGCGATCGGCGTCAAGGCCGGGATGAACAACTCAGCTGTCCTCACCGCCGCCTACACCATTCAGGCGTAAGCATGTATGAGGGCGGCGTATCTGTAACAATCGGCGGGCGTGATTACCAGATGGTGTTCACGCTCGCCGCCTTGCTGGCGGTCAAAAAACGCTACGGCGGCATCCGGCAGATGGCGGAGGCCTTCAACGGGCCCACCATCAACGAGTGGGACAGCGAGGAAGAGAAGGTTGAAAAGGCTTTAGCCCAGCAAAAAGCCCAGGAAGACGCTGTGGATGAGCTGCCCTGGCTGATCGCCACCCTGATTAACCAGGGAGAGCTGCTGGAGGATCCCAAAGCCGAAACGCTGACCCCGGAGCATGTCGCGCTGCGCATCCTGCCAAAGGACATTGAGACGCTTATGGGCCAGGTGATGGAAGCGATCGCCATTGGCATGGGTACCGAGCATGAGGACGGGGAAGAAAAACGGGATCCCGTGCTGGAGGAGCTGGACACAAAAAACGCGGTGGGCGCAAAGGCGAAATAACGCCCTTGCGCCTGCTTGGCATGGCCCTTCAGGCGGGGCTGACGGAAGAACAGGCCTGGCGGAGCAACCCGGGGCGCATCAAAGACCTGTGGCTCTGGCGCCTGGAATATGACGACCAACAGCATGGCGTGCAGCGGAAAGGGGGCGTGAGCTGATGGCAGCGGAGCGGGAAATCAAAACCACGCTGAAGATCGACGACAGCAATTTCAGGGAAGGCCTGGCGGCATCCACCAGATCCTTGAAGACGATGGCGTCAGAATTGAAGCTGAACACGGCGGAGTTCGACCTGCACGGCGCCTCCATGGACAACCTGACCAAGCGGCAATTCATCCTGAACAAGGAGATCGACCAGCAGAAGGAGCACATCAAGGCGCTGAACTACGCGCTTGAGGAAAGCGCCCGGAAATACGGGGACACCCACGAGAACACGGACAAGTACCGTGACCAGTTAGTGAAGGCCAACACCGCGCTGACCGTGATGGAAACTGATCTCGATAAAACCAATAAGTCCATCAATGACTTTGGTAAGTGGACAAAAAACGCTGATGGCAGCACTAAAAAATGGGTTGAATCGCTCCAAAAGATAAGCTCAGCACTTGGTAAAGGCCTTGTTACGGCTGCCAAGGGCGCAGCAGTTGCCGTGGGCACGGTGAGCGTGGCAGCAGGCGCGGCTGCCATCAAGCTGGGCAAGGAAGTGATCAGGCAGTTTGGAGAGCTGGAGCAAAATCTGGGAGGCTCCGAAGCCGTGTTTGGCAAGTTCGCCCAGGCCGTCCAAAAGGAAGGCGAGCAGGCCTACAAGAACATGGGCACCAGCCAAAGCGATTACCTGGCCACCGCCAACAAGATGGGCGCGCTGTTCCAGGGCAGCGGCCTTTCCCAGCAGAAAAGCCTGGAGCTGACCACCCAGGCGATGCAGCGGGCGGCTGATATGGCCAGCGTGATGGGCATCGACACCCAGGTGGCGCTGGACAGCGTGGCAGGCGCCGCCAAGGGCAACTTCACCATGATGGACAACCTGGGCGTGGCCATGAACGCCACCACCATTGAGGCCTACGCGCTGAGCAAGGGCCTGGACTTCACCTGGAAAATCGCCACG